AGGTTTGGAATCTTTGTTTCGTTTTGTTTTTCTTCGGTATAAAGTTTTCCTTCAAACCAAATCTTACCAGTAGAGTCTTTTATTTCAATTTTATGGAATATAGTTTCATTTTGAAACATTCTATAAATTTTTGTTGTTAGTTCGTCGTTCATTTGACGTACTCTACATTATCGCTTCTTATATCACAGTAAATACCTTCCAAGTTATCAATTAGTTTCAATATTTCTTTTTCTTTTGGATGATTTGCAAGTTGAGCAACCTTTGCAGCAATTTCTAAATTTTTACGGGCCAACTCAAAAAATTCTAATAGTTCATAGTCAGCTTTTGTCAGTTGTCTTGTTATTTTAATTTTCATAATTTTAATTTTCTTTTATATCAAACCAAGTTAGTTCTACTTCTTCGTTTGTTTCTTCTAGTATAACACCAGTTGAAGATGATGCAACACTGATTTTCTTCACTGTATAAACTTGTCCAGAAACTAGCTTCTTTGCATTCTCTATTCTATCTTTAAAGTAATGCCATGTTCCAGCCTTCTTGAAGACTATTTTATCTCCGTGTTTTGTATTTTTGTAATCTGCTCTCATTTAATTAGATAATCTATAAATTTTTGCATGTTTGTCAAGTCTTCTTCTAAGATTCCTTGAACAGACAAAACAGGAGTTGGTCCAAAAAGACCTTTTCTTTCATGTAGTTCGGTTTCTGGATAGTATCTCAAATCAATAACAAAATAATCTTCAAATACTGGCATGACTGCTTCTAGATGCAATCTCCTATTAGTTGACCATTTACTTCTAAAAGTAAACTGCCAGTGACAATAAGAGTCTTGTTCTGGTTCATCCATAGATACAGATAAATCCTTCCAACATCCAGAATACCTTCCATCCGTATACCACATGTATTCAAAATGATGGAAGTTAAATTCTCGGAGTTGCTCTTGAATCTTTTCTGCTTTTTTGAAAAATCTTATTGTTTCAGCTTTCATTATGAGAAGTGCAAATCGTATGAATAAAGTTGTTGGTTTTCGTCAACCAAAACCAATTTCCATGATGGAGGGTCTGTTTCTTGCTTTTCTACGTAAACATCAACTATATTAAATTTTGGTACCTCTTCCACAATAGGTTTTAATGCAATTGGCTTTGCGGCTTTAACTTGAATCGGTTGCATGTTATTCATAGATTATTCTGTTGGTTGCATTCTATCTGGAACAAATATCCCATCCTCTAAAGAACAATTCTTCCATTTGGAAACATAAGTCTTAATGTCCTTTCCTAGAATTTCAGAAGCAAATCCTAGAATACGAATGTTAGGCCAAGCTATGTTTCTAACTTTCAATATCTCTTTTAAAGCCTCTTCCACTGTTCTCCCAGACATTACTAAAGCTATAATTCCAACAGCAGTAGACCTAGAAATTCCAGCAAAGCAATTTACTCCAAGATTGTGTGGCTTATCGTCTTCTGCAAAGGGTTTTAAAAAAGTAATGATGTTCTGTATGTGTTGTTTTTTAGGAGCTTCTTCTTCTAAGTGTGTCCATTGAAGCCCGTCTTCATCCGACCAATCAGCAAAGAACTGATGAAAAAACTTTACATTCTTTTCAACAAAATTCTTACGCATTCTATTAATTTGTTTCCTGTCTTCTTGACCTACAACAGAAATCCAAACATCATATTCTGTATTGTTTTTGTTAAAACTATAACTCTCTGCTTCTGCAAGATTTGTTATTTTAATTTTATTGATCATATATTCCAAGTTGTAGTTGATACGCTATCTCCACATTGATCGCAAATATGTGGATCGTGTTCATAATCATCATATTGAAAAAGATGAATAACGTTTTCTAAAAGAATCGTCTGTTCTGAAATCCCCTCCTTAATCTTTTCAAAAAGATAATTCAACATCTCATTGTATTCTTGTTCAGATAGTTCAGAAAAAGACCTATCATTGACAGTAAAATCAAATGCAGTACATCCAGTTGTTTCTATAAATTTGTATTTTGTTTTCACTTTAAATGTTTTTCGTATTCTTTAATTGCATAACCAGCCTCATGAAATAATTTCGGACCTATTACTGTTACTGGATTTTGTTTTGATATTTCGTACATGTGCAATACGACACCGTATAGATTTTTAGCAATATCTTTCAATTTTTCGTTTTCCTCAAAACATTTAGAATGTTCGGATTGTTGCTTTAAAAGACATTTCCCGTATTTTTCAATTGCTTCTTTAGTGTAGGTATCTAATTTCTCTAAACATCCATGAGCGGACAAACCGCTTTCGTAAAAAGCGAACTCTTCCCATTGTTGAATCATGGAATCTTTCATTGTATCATTTCCAATCTGTCAACATAGATATATCCTACGTTGTTATTTTGAATTGTTTTCACTCTAAACCAGTTTCCTTCTTTATTCAGAATCTCTACTTTATCACCGTTGTAGAGAGTTGTCAATATAGAAGATGATACGGATGGCATCGCTCTCAAATTTACCCAACCATCTGGATCATTCACGAATCCCAATTTTACAATATGTTTTTGAACTTCTGGTTTATTCTTTTTAACATCTTCTATTTTAATCGAACTAGCATCATGTGAATATGCTATAAGACCAACCAAAGCTGTTAATAGCGCGGCAAGTCCGGTGAGAAAGGCTCCTATGTTTTTCCAAGTTTCCATATCTCACTTTTGAAATTCAGAATATGTTATTTCATTATCCCAGCGTCCTCTTATAGATTCTGCTTGTTTTGCGATCATCAAAGGATCTTCTTTCCAAGCTCTTGTTCTCCAAGAACCCTCATAATCATATGTCCATAATTGATTTTTACCGGAAGGATACATATATGCCACAATACTGTGACCTACTTTCTTTTTTGTTTTGTAGTCAATGTACCAGTAAGACACCACTTCAGCCCAAACATCATATTTCCTCAAACCTTCTCTAAAAGCTATTGCTGTGGGAAGACATGCATTTCTTTCTCTCTCCATCCATTTTTCAGAATTTACTGGTAATGTTTCACATGAGCATAAAACAAAACAAAATATTGAAATTAAAATATTTCTCATAAGACACTATTTAATCTTCTTGTTTCAAATCTTTTTTCTTCCAGTATTCTTCAGTTCCGCTATCACATGCTTCATATCCAAGCTTTCTCGCTTCCTCGTAACAAAGAGTCTTATACCAACCTCCTTTTTTACATGGTTCACCGTGTTTTCCTGTGATTTCGCATGTATAAGCTGATTTTTTTTCTGCTTCTGAAATGATGTCATCTATAATATCATTTTCAATACTACTTGCACCATAAACACTTACATAAAAACGGAGGGTGCTATACTTTTCTTTGATTTGATTAGCAACAACTTGTACTTCTCTTCCATCTTTTGAACAAATGTCACAAAAATATTGGAGTTTTTCCATGCATTTATCTAGGAGTTCATACCAACCTGAATCTACATCTGCGCCCCAAGCCATGCATGTTTGCATTGGATCTCCTTTATAGTCCCTTAAGATTTTAGGGTACTTTTTGACAAGTTCGAGTTCTAGTTCTTGATTCATAATTTTTTCAATTTTAACTTAATTCTAAAAAATGTCAAGATCCTCTTGGCAAAAATAAAGCTATCTCAGATTCTTCCGATCTTGATTCATTAAATTCACCATCCCACCAAGGTTTATCCTTTTGGGTGTTCGGAACGATTTTAGCGTATTCCACAATTTTAACCTCATCGTATCCTTGTTCATATCCTTGGATTACAACGCGCATATTGGGGTCTTCCGATGTCAATCTTTCAATTAGTTCTCTAACTTTCATAATTTTTTTGTATAAGTTTAAACCACTGTATTTTAGGTATTTCCTTATTATCTAAAACCGAAAAAGCATAAGAAGAATTTTCACCATAGTTTCTTTTTATCATTTCAGCCTGTTCTTTTCTAGATGGGACTTTCCTAATATCGTGTACCATTTCTAAAATATTGTCAATGTATTTTTTTGACTTTTCACCAGCATTGCATATTCTTGTTATAAGATCTTTTAACTGTTCTGCTATTTCAAAATCAAATTCAACAACTATCTTATCGTAAAAAGCATCATACGCTGGCATTCCAGAATCAATATAATATTCAATTAAATTGTTTTTAGAATTTAATTGAGATTTGATTCTATGTAGATAGAGGTATCTCAGAGATTTTACTTTTTTTAGAACTTGCCCACTGTTACCATAAATTACAACTCCTTCCCCCTTTTCCCATTTTTGAACAGAATCTACCATTTCTTTAATGGTATTGAAATTATAACTTTTGGGTCTTTC